CTAGAGCAGTGTGCGGGGCGTTCTTGTCTCGGGAATGCCTACCACACGGGTTGAGCTTTGCGGCTCTGTGGGAGCTTCTGAGGAGCTTTTAGCGATCTTAGACCTTTCCTGAGATTTGTCCTGGCTACGCGACGAACGCCAAGGGTCGAAGCTGCCACCTTTCACATAAGCCAAACAAGCAGACTCTGGAACGTCGATAGGCGTGCCCTGCTGAGTACTGCAATTACACCCCTTAGTCTTCGAGAAAATGCAGGCAGCAACCCGGGGGAAATCACTGGGCGCGGTCAACCGATCATAGACAGGTGCAGACCAGGGCATGCCCTGGAGACGCGGCTGGATGGTTTCCTCAGTCCACACCGGTTGCTGATCCTCAACAGACTTAGCGACGTCGCCAGAAACCTGCTTTACCGAGGTAGCAACTGGTGGAATACCGGACTGTTCACTGGTTGCTAGATCCTGGTCGACAGATCTTAGGTTATGCAAAGCAACAAACGTCGAGCTGGCCAAGACCAACAATGCCAGAACACCAACAACGATAAGCTTCCATGGCGGCCGAGGCTTATGCGTATCGAGCACCGTCGACGTGTACAACTCAAAAACCTTGGGGTTAGGAGTGACGAGCTGGGTCTGGCCAGATTTACGAGCTGTTTTTGTATTGGGATCGTTCTGAACAGAATCCCAAGTAGACCGGGCGCCCTTCATGTTCCAGGGCCGAAAATAATGGACGTGAGGCTTACATAGCCCACGGGCAAACGAGTGAACAAACATAGGGCTCTGGGTGGTCATGATGAAGTCAAAACCACGATGCCGATGCTTCGCGAGCTGCTTGATCCAGTGAGGCGGTTCACGACCTGAAATAACACCGAGGTAGTCCTGAGCTTCGTCAACAAAGATCAAAGAACCATCAGGCAAATCTTCCCAATCTTTGATGTGCTCAATTGGAGTAACGCCATGCTTTGATGGGTCAAAACCCTTAATGGGAGTGCAAAACTTAGGGCGACCGTCGTACTGCTTGTCGTACAGAAAATCCCAAAGTTCATTTGAAGTCTTGCCATCACCAGGTGAGCCAGTAACTAACTTAAGCATTATTTACCCCCTTTCTTTGCAGCAGCAGCCTTACCTGCCTTAATAGCCAGCGCGAGACTAAAAGCAGAAAAGACAATTGATACAGCATCAGTGAAACCACAAAAGTTAAGAAAACCAAGAACATCAGCAGGCAAACCATTAGCGCCAGCCATGACCTTATTCTGAATGAATGTGAATATTGGTTTAATCGCGATCTCAGAGACAGCGTATGTACCAACAACAGCTAAAAGCTTAGGCAGCAAGTAATTAACAAGCATAGTGCCAACAGCTATAAGTACCTGAAACATATAGACCCCTTATATCTGCGTAGAAACAATACGAGCGGCCGCAAGGTAAGCGACAGCCAACAATGCGAAACGGAGAGCGGCGAGCGTGTCACAGAGCTTTGAAAACTCCATGAGAAATGTACGATTCATAAAGTGAATCGGATAATCAGGAAGACACTTAGCAGGGCCGTTGACAGTGCTGCCAGTAGCTTTGGATTGGAAATCCCCGAAAGCTGCGGTGACCTTTTGATCAAGTTCACTTTGCAACTGATCAATCTTAGAATATTCAGCGTCAACTTTTTGCTGGAACTCTTCTTTCTCAGCAACAGTTGGAGGAGCCCTATCTAGACAATGGTTAAGAGCAGACTGCTTAAGAATAGAGCAAAGGTAGATATCACCATCACAAGGAGGAGGAACAGCACAATCACCAGAAGTTCCAGCAGTACCGCCCTCCCCCTCACCTTCACCATCACCATCAGAACAATCCTTAGTGCAATCACCAAAACCGTCACCATCGGCGTCTGGATTAGTTGTCTTATCAGGGCACGCTTTGCCGCTGCACGAAGAAGAACCACCAGTACTATTACCGGAAGAGTCTTTAGTTGTTGTAGTGGTTATAGTAGTACCGGAAGTGGTGCAAGAGTTAACGCCGGTGCAAGTAGTGATAATAGCTGTATCGATTTTAGTGGTTTTAGTTCCACCATCAGCTGTTGGCTCAGTTTTAACCGTCGTTTGTATTTTTATATCATTCTTATTGGCGTTTTTATCAGAGCAATATGAGTCACCATTAAAGGTGCCGCAGTTCTTGCCCTCTTTATCAACCAAGGAACTTGATTCGCAAGACTGAGTACCATCAGCGTTAGTTTTCATCACACAAGGCTTTGTTTCAGACTTGGTTTGGGGTTCAGGAGCATCAGAAGTTGTTTCTTCAGGGCCGGTGCCGCCAGAACCGCAAGTTTCGCCGCTAAAGGACGCGGAAATCTTGCAAGTGTAAGCACCTGTTGTTTTATGTGTACAACGAAGATCTTCCATCTCAGCGGCGCAACCGTCGAAACAGCCGCTACGACTCTTTGTTGTGGGTCGACCAGCAGAGACATTAAAAAGGTCGTCAGGTGCAACACCAACGCGGTTAAATGGCTTAGTAACACCCTTCTGGGAACTACAAAGGTTAGGAATAGCGCAAAGACCGGAAACGGGATCTTTAGATTGACCAGATGGGCAACCGCACATACCAGTAGAAAAGTTAAAGTCCTGGGACTGAGGGCAAGAATCACCCCTACGAATAACGCTACCTATTAGAACAGAGCCACCCCAGGCACTAGTAAAACAGTTAGCAGTAGAACCAACAGCGTCAAACTCATCGGCCCATATTTTTTTATAAAAACCCATATCACGACCGTCAGCGCACGCGTCACCAGGATCAGAGTAATGAGGCCCAGCTCCCCCAGCTTGCCAATAATAATTCTCTGCACTTGCGAAAAAAGACATTAAGAAAAGAACTAGAAACAAATAAAGCTTAATAATTCTACTGTTCATAGGGGATATTCAAATGGTGCGCTGACCAGGTCGTTAAGTTCGTGCCTCACTTAATCAACCTGGTCAGCTTTTCCAAAAAAAACCCCCGCCGAAGCAGGGGAATTATTAACGCTTGTCTTGTTCGCCCTTAGAACGCAGAACGGACGTATTTGAAAACCTTTACAACAACAACAATGGAAAGACCGGCAGCACAAACAGAAGTTACCGTGATAACTGCTGCTGCGAGTACAGAGAGTACATCGGTAATATCGATTGGCGTAGCTGCCGCGCTCGCCATAGAACTTGCGGCCAACATACCAGCGCCGGCTGCAACTGCTGCAATTTGACGCTTTTGAGCAGGGGAAAACGCAAACTTAATAGCTTGTTTCATGGGACTTACTCCAGGTTATGACTGTTCGATTGCTTTCTTGATTTGGAGAAAGACAAAGATTATCGCGCTATACAACAACACGTAATGAATGACCTCCCCGGTTAAACCAGCCCAGTCAATTGGCGATTCCTGATGCAACTCGAGTGGAACCGAACAAGTTAACTGGGTGCTGGAATACTCAGCCTGGCCAGGGCAATAGAAGTAGACGGCCATTTAAATTACGAGACCTTCGCAGGAGCAGCGGAAGCAGCAACAGGAGCAGCCGCAGCAACACGAACGCCCTTGCGAGGATCCAAATTGAAGGTTGGACGGCCGTCTTTAATCTCGCCAACCAGGGGCACGTCATAAGCCCCGACAGGCAGCATTTCGTGCTCTGCGGAGCAGTAGTACTGAAACTTCTGAGGGAAATCGACACCAGGAAGCTCAACGTAAGCCTCAGCCATGGTATAGGGATTGCCAGCACCAGACTTGCCAGAACGGTGGCCGCAGCTTGGTGTAATGGTTACGCGAACGTTAAATTGACTCATGGTGTAGCCCTCAACTTATAGAGCGCCGGAAACTCAAGCCCGGCTTGATTTAGCCCTGGTGGGCACTAATAACGCTCACCAACATAGGGAGCGGATTTCTCAGAACGAACAACTTTGTATTTGTTGTCCTGGTTAAACTGAACAAATGCTTCTACCTGGTCAGCAGCACTACGAGACTCGACAGCATCGACAGTTTCGGAAATAACACTGCCTTCAACTTTCATTGCACGAATCTTCTCGGCGATAACTTGCCGGGAATTCAACTTGCCGCCATACCAAATATCAAACATTGATTTCATGCTGCAACATCCTGGTCATTGAAAGTGGATTCACGACAAACGGGGCAAATAACGAAGTGCGGAGCCTTCGACATATCAAATATCAAATCCGGAGATTGAGCAGGCTGATGATACAACTGCCCTACTTCGTCTAAACAAAGGTCGCAATAAACATGGTCTATAAAGATCATTAAGACGCACGCCGCGTAGAAGAGTGAACTAGACCACGATCAAAAAAGAACTGAGGAATAGCAGCGGGAACAGCCTCGAGGACGCGAATCATAGGAACAACATTTGAGTCGTCGCGACGATCACAACGGATATTGATATCGATGCCCAAAGACAAAAGCTCGGCTCGATGACGATAAAACGTTGCTTTTGATAAACTCGAACGAAGGTCATGACCCTGTTTCCATAGCATATAAGTGCCACGGAGCCAGTTAGGAAGTTCCAGAACTTTGCTTGAGTTCAATTCAATTTGCTCTGACATGTCTAATTCCCCAATAAATTGACGGTACAGAGCCCAAAGGACCGCCGGGGTAAGTGATTTAGCTGTTTCAAGCTCAAGAGACTTGAGCTTTTTGGAACGAAGACGCAACTCAGCACGAAGTTTGTTATCAATAAACTCGTGAATTTCAGGAATGCCATTAATTTCATCAGGCAACTTGTGAGAACCACCAGCTGTTAATTCATCAGCTTTGCAATAAAAAACGAGAGACCAATGAGAGGAACCCTTACCAAAGGTCAAAGTGCCTCGGTTGTTAACAGGACGGCCATGTCTAGATTTGCACTTAAACTCGCCAGCACGGAGCCAGGCACGTACATCAGCACGACTAGGCAGTTCAAACATGCGGTTGTAATCGACGCGAGTAACACGGTAGTGCCCTACCCTCACCCGATGTTTTTCGATATCGGTAGGAGTGAGACCCAAAACGCCGCACAGGCGCTGAAAGGCGTCCCACATAAGGGCGACGATATCGTCGGATCCTACGAGATTGTGGCCCTGGAGCCACTTGCTGGGGTTGCCATCGAAGTAGAGGTGAGTGGCATTGCCTTTGCCATCACCACCTACGCTACGAACGTGAACGCTGGAATCGTAGGAGCCACGAACGTGCATCTTGCGAGGGCTTTCCCAGGCAACAGTGCCGTCAGCTTCAATGCAAACGACAGCACCGCTCTCAAGTGGAGAATGGTGTAGCTCAATCATGGCCGCGATCCAGTCGATCATGCAAAAATCCGTCAAGCCCCCGTAACTGGGTGGTGAAGCTACCAAATATGGCGATTGGAACGCAAGCGTTATCCGGATGGTCATCCAACCGGATATGAGACTGACCAATTTAGTGGGGTTTATGATTGATGGACGAAGAAGGCCACTTGAGCAGCAGCGACATGGCATTAGGCGAAAACATTAAAAAGCTCAGAGAAATCAGGGGATTGAGCCAAAAGAAAGCAGCGGAGATCTGCGGAATTTCAGAGTCAACCTGGTCGAAATATGAAAAGGGTGAATCACAACCAACAGCCAGCCCTATCCGGTTGATAGCAAAAGGCCTTCAGGTATCCACAGATGAAATTTTGCTGGAAGACGACGAGCGGTCTATCCGGCAGGACTTACGCCGGATGATGCAGAAGATTGCAGAGTTCCCAGAGGACAAGCAGCTAGAAATTAAGCGAGCACTAAAAGGTCACTTGATGGTGATAGAGCAAGAGCAATGGGATGGGGAAAAGTCTCATCCGTGAGACAAAAGTCGGGTATCACCTATACCGACTTTTCGCGGAAATCGGCGTCACGCAGAAAACCAAAAAGCGAGAGCAAGGATGCAATGGATACTGGTCATAGGACTGCACCTAAACGCGAATACAGCGATGGGGGCATTCGAGACGGAGGCAGACTGCTGGAAAGCAGCAGATCAGCTTGTAGAGCTGCTCGAAGGGCAACCGCTGATCACTACGTGCGTAAAAAAAGGTGACCCCTATGAGGCGCTGATAAAGCACTAAAGTCGCCCCAGGCGGGAGCCAAAAACAACGCATGACAGACTGCGCTAGTCATCCGCTGTTTCCGGCCAGAGAAAGTAAAAAGCCCCTGAAAAGGGGCTTTCTCGCATCTACAGGGCAAGCCAGGGCGTGAGGAACTGCCACAGGATCCAGCCCATCATCCCGAGGAACAGCGGGAACCAGACCACCAGGCCAACAAAAACCAGCTTGGCACCAAAATCACTAAGCCTCATTCAGCCCCCCTTCCCTGCCGGCTCAAACGAGACATGAACATGTGGATCGACTCATCCGCTCGAGGAGAAATGACAGCACTTTCATCTGCTGCAGCAGCTGGCCGGCGACGACCAAGAACAGCATCTGCTAGCAGATCACCCTGGCCGGTTGCTTCGACGAGGTGCATAGCAGCTGATCTCGCTCGCTCGATGGTCTGACCCTGAGCCCTAACCAAATCCTTGAGTCGGGCATTTTCGTCGCGAAGATCCTGGAGCAGGTCTGCCTGCCGAATCATCAACTGAACGCCGGCAATAAAAGCCTGGCTGCCAGTGCCTTTACCAGTGGCAGCCTTCGCCTGGTTGACAAGGCCGTCGGGTATATCACGAATAGTCAGCATCAAAATCAGTAATCCTTTGCTAGCAGATTTGATCCTGGATCGATCTCACCAGGTGCTGAAATGCTAGCACGACCATGCGGAGAACTGCTAGCAGTTTTGATCCTGGTACCAGGTGCCCGGAAACGATAATGCTAGCAAGTGTACGTTAAAAGGTTTGACGTACAGAGCGTTCAGACGTCGAGGATCTGCTTGGCAATGTCCTGGAGCTTGGCGAGAAGGTCATCCAGTTGACCGCCCTCGGTGTCAAGCTCAGCGACACGACTGCGCAACTGGCGAAGCTCACCAACCACCCTTGGGTAGTCGGCAAGAACGTGGCAAACAGCATCGAGATCGGCCCGGCCTGGAGCGTATAGACGGGCTTCAGTGAGCAAGTGAGGGGGTATGTCGAGGGGCTTCCGCATAATCCTGATTATGGCTGAATGCCGCCCGGAGCTGCGCTATGTTCCGGACGTCACTCACCATAATCGGACCATTATGCGAATATCCTTACTAGGAATGCAGCCACGCCCTACAGACAATTTCAGCCAAGGCCGCCGCCTTTAAGCTTCTTACGCCAATCAGCGCTGCACACTACTCAAATCTGCTGCACGCTCCCGATGCATACGCTTGAGCCGCTTCGAGCGCTTCATGTTTCTGCGCAGCTTGGGCAAATCTTGCAACGGCACTATCCCCAAACGAATGGTCCAGTAAGCAAATCCTGTAGAAACCATTAGCAGACGCCGCGTCCGCAGTTCTTCCATTTCCAATAGCTGTTCAACAAACGCGTAGAAACTAGCTTGGCTGAGATAGTCGTCGTCAATCCTCTCCCGCGCTCGTACCGCTAACGATCGTAGAGTGCCAACGATTGAAGCAAATGGGATAACCACCACTGCAAGCGGAAAAACCAAGTCGCGTGTCAGCAGCCATGTGATGGTCACTACGTCATTCCACATCTGCGGCAATTGCGCGTAGAAAACGTCTTTGTCCAACGTCGTCACCACAATGGCGGCAACGACTGCCAACAAGCCTCCTATATAAGTTGCGAAATTACCGGCAGCGGGAAAACTAAAGAAACGCCAGGCCTTTTTTACGATGGGATCGCCCGACTTTTCTGCGATCGCCCGATGCCATTCCCAGCGCTCGATAAGCGTCCCGGCCAGCGCATCGAAGTTTTCCTGCGGGCCAAATAACTCATCAATGGCGACGCGCTTTTCGCGCTCGGTAGTCATCAGCGCGACGCGAAATCCTGGTTCAGATGCACCCGGCCTGGCTCTTAAATAACGCCGCCGATGGGACTCGATATAGAGCTGTAGAAAACCGAAAACCAGCGGTATTTCGCACAACAAAACCACGCTAGGGAGAAATGAATAGTGCGCCGAATGGAGGACTAATCCCTCTAAAACCGATGCGACAACAGCGCCCGTCAACAGCACAGCCAGCGTGGCTGTGAGGACAAAAATAGAGGACTTGATGACGTAGCCTGGAATCGGACGAAAACGTCGTCGGTAGCTTTTTACTTGGTGGGAGATTATTCGCACAGACAT